GCCCATTTGAATGTATGGTCAGCCCAGTTTTTGCAACCTCAAATTTCGATGCAGACAAAAGCATGCACTAATGTATCCGGACTCTGATTGAGGAGAACTTCCTCACGTCCACGATGAAAATTCGCGCCCCACGCTCCTCAAAACTGTCGCGGCTACGAAAGCCCATTCAAATGTCAGGTTCGTCGCGAGGCCGATTGCAGTTGTCGTCATCTACATTTGTTGTCGCAAAAGCAGGAAGCTGGTGAAACCTACTGAACAACGCGTTGCGGGTGAGGAACGTATGCCGTTTTGCTACACAGCACCGCCCACGCAATCCGCGCCAGCTTACTTGCCAGCGCACAGGCCACAACACTGGAATGTCGGCGCTGCAGGAGTTGCCGAACCCACAACGCCATGGCATCGGTTCGTTTATCAATATGCATCATGATCGATCGGGCACATTGAACCAGCAGCGTCCGTAAATGCTTGTCCCCGCGCTTCGATATGCCCAACAGCGTCGATTTGCCACCCGTGCTGTATTGGCGCGGCACCAAACCAAGCGACGCGGCAAATTCGCGGCTAGTTCGGTACTGCTTGGCATCTCCGGCTTGTGTTGAAAGGACACTCGCCGTAATGGGGCCGATACCTGGAATAGTCAGCAGCCGTTGTGCAGCCTCGTCTTCGGCCAGCAACGCTTTCAATGCACGTTCAATCATCTGGATTTGCTCATTGAGATACAACACATGATCCCGGAGCTGTTCCAGCAACACGATCAGACGGGGCGGTAATGCATTCGCTTCCAACACTGCAGGCAGCTTCCGGATTGCCGCAGGCCCGCGACTAATCGCGATCCCGAATTCAACCAAATAGGCATGGATCTGGTTGTGTGCCGACCCACGATTGCGAATCAGCATTTCTCTCGTCCGGTGTAATGCCGACACCGTCTGCTGGTGCTCGTTCTTGGCAGGTGCAAAACGCATGGTCGGGCGGGAAGCCGCTTCGCAGATTGCTTCTGCATCGACAAAATCGTTTTTGTTTCCCTTGACGAACGGTTTGACGTACTGGGGCGCAATCAGCCGAACATCGTGCCCAAATTGCGCAAACTTCCGCGCAAGGAAATGCGCGCCAGCGCAAGACTCCATAACGACTCGGCAGATTGGCGTGTTGGCTACGGTTTGAATGAGCTGGGCGCGATTCAACTTCTTCCGCCAAAGCTGATGTCCGGCCTTGCTCTGCGCATGAACATGAAAGGTATGCTTGCCAAGATCAATTCCCAACAGTGCGACGGGTTCCATGACGACTCCGACAGGTAGTTGAAAAGGCTAGCGTACCCCCGAGGGGCGGGCTGACCATATCATTACTGGCGCACGAACTCTTCCAAGTGGTGCTGCACCACCCGGTACAGGTTCACCAGTTCGCCGTTGATGTCGTTGAGCACCTCGCACCTGGCCGGCATCGGTCGCAGGAAAAACAGTGCGGCGCCGCCGGCGAAGGCCTCGACGTAGCAGTCATGTTGCGGGAACAGGGGAATAAGCTTATCGGCCAGGCGACGTTTGCCGCCCAGCCAGGGAACGATCGGGTTCGCGGGAACCATGGTGATCTCCTGGGTTGGGCGCTCGTTGGCGCTCGGATTCGGGGCTCGCGGCCCTCAAGGTATTGAGTGCCCCACAGCGGGGGCATTTGATGACCAGCCAGGCGTAATGCCCTTCGGCCAGTTTCTTGGCGCAATTTGCGCAGCGGATGTCGTTCATGGGATGCCAAGCGGATATGTTAGGCTGATCGAGCGACTTGGCCGGTTGCAGAAAGCCATGCCGCCTGGCGGAACGGTCAGCGTGTTTCAAGCACGCTGACCGTTGCTTTCTCCCTCATCGCATCAGGTTGCTGCTGATCATCTCCGCGGCCTCCCGCAATGCTGTCAACGTGTGGCCTTCGTCTGCTACGTTGATAAGCTGATCCAACCAGGCGAAGGCGTTCCGCAACAGCATCAGCTCATCGCCCGTCGCGCCAAACTTCCCCGTCCTTTTCTCTCGCTCCCCAATCGTGGCAAGCGCCTCGGCCGCGGCCTCGAAATCAGCCTGGCTTGGTTCGATCAGTGCCTTGCCGTCCTCGCTTGGGCAATGCAGCCACAGCCGGCGAGCCAGCTGGAACCCGAACACGTTGGCTTCGTTGAGTTGGATGAAATCCTCGAGATCCAGCCTGCCGAGCGTGAGGCGGTCCAAAGCGAAGTAGAACGGTTCGAGCAAAGCTTGGCGCTGCGCGATATTCAGTTCCTTGGTGCTGGCGCAGTACAGGCGGGTCATCAGCGCTTGGCCGGCGACGAGTCGGCTGATTGACGGTGGTCGGCGAGTTGTGTGCGCCGCTGCACGGCGTTGTGCGCGGTTCATGCTGGCACCCCGGCAAATAGCCCGACTTCGCGCAGCCCGTTGCTGCAGGCCTTGTTCAGCCATACCACCTCGCGGCGTAATGCCGTGCCTCTCCCGGCAGAGATGCGGGCATCGGTTTCATGACGTTCCCAGTCGCTTAGCGCCTCGTCATACAGTGCGCTCCAATAACCGCTGACGACGACCATACCGGCGCAACTGCGCAGTGTGGACAGAAGCTGAACATGATCCTGATCACTCATTTCATGGCGGTAGCATCTGCCCGTCAAATGCGCACGCACACGGGTACCGAGGACATAAGGCGGGTCCACATAAAACAGGGTTTCAGGGCGATCCTGTCCCCGAATTACGTCGACTGCCGAGCGGTTCTCAATGAGTACGCCGGCGAGGCGTTCGCCAACCAATGCGAGCTGCTCGGGGTAGCGAGCCCACAGATGCTGCGCCGTGCCATAACTGCGGCGGGTATCGATACGGAACCCGGTCGATCCTTTGGTGGCGCCGGCTGAGCCAAAGCCCATCTGTGCGCGAATTACTAAGCGGCGTGCACGTTCCACTGGATCGACACTAGGTAGCCACGCAGCGGTGAATTCATCGCGACTGTAGGGTGTAAGTTGTATCTGGTCGATCAGCTCAGCGCGCTGGGCCGGATTGCGTAGCACTTGGAACAGGTTGGCGACATCGCCGTCAAGATCGTTGTACACCTCGGCGTAACTGCGTGGCTTTTGGATCAATACTCCGGCCGCACCGCCGAACGGTTCGACGTAGCAGGTATGGGCCGGAAAAAACTGCATGACCCACGGAGCCAATCGGAATTTACCGCCGTGGTAGCGGAGGACTGGGGAGGTGATATTCATGCTGCCTCTCCACCGACATGGATTGCGTACACTTCCACCGGTGTCGGCCCGAAATGCGGATGGATGATCGTCTGCAGTTCGTAGCCTCGCCAAGGCCGAATCAACCTGCGCGTCGCGTCATCGCGGCGCGGATAACCGCGAGTCACGAAGACGTGATCATAGGTTCGGCCTTCCAATCGTTTTTGCCAGTAAGGCGTGCGCAGTCGAAATTCGTATCGCTTTGAACCGTCGGCGATCTGGTCGAAGTAGACGCCATTCACGGGAAGAATCAGGTCCATCTGCTTTTTCCTAAAATGTGAGGCACCCCAAGCCGGGGCAGTGGATTAATCGTGGTCGCCGACACCGATCGGGCTCGGTGTTGCATGCAGGCCGTAGCGTTCCATGTGCTTGAGGCCGAGTGCGACCATGTGGGAATTGCGGACGGTCTTGATCGTCTTCTCGACCGGGTCTTTGACGATGACGCCGGCACCTTGCAGCTGCTTGCGGTACACCCGGTCGCTCTTCACCGGTAGACCGTTCCACTTCTCACGCAGCGCAGGTTTGCCGCTGATGTGATCCATGACGTGGGCCGGGCGGACACATAGCACCTCATGCAGCTGCCCTTCCTTGTCCATTTCGGAGTCCCACTTGTACGGGTGGAAGAACTGTCCAGCCGCGATTTCGGACAGCAGGATCTCAGTGATCCAGACCCACGGCTCGCGGTCGGAGCTGGTTTCGCCGATGTGGTGATTCATTTCGGCGAGCAGATCGGTGGGTAGGTTGTTCCAGGTGTCCGGCAAGCCGGCGAATTCGGCCAGCAACCACCAGCCGGTGAGCAGGGCGGCATAGTTCGTGGTCATTCGCATGGCGCCGTCGTCGCTGCCGCTGGCGCGGCTGCCTTCGAAGCAGAAAGCCTTGGCCTCTTCGAACTTTGCTAGTACGCGTGCCTTGTCCAAACTCGCCAGAAAGCGCAACCATTCCTTCACCGGAAAGCGGGGCAGGGTGTCGGCAATAGGTTTGCCCTTCTTGCCGGACAGCTCTACACGCACCAGCTTGCCGATCAGGCTGCGCACCGGCACATCCTCGCCGGCGAGCAGGACGGGGGAGCTGAGCAGGTATTCCGTCATGTCGCCGCCGCGCCGCGTGACGGTGTACTGATAGGTTTCCTGCAGCAGGCCGACGGCCTTGTCGATGATGTCTTGCCGGCGGGCCGAGAGTTCTTCCCAGCCGATGGGGTGGGTGGTGTGGCTGACCGAGGTGACCAGCCGGAATTCGGTTTGCAAGCTTTGGCCAGAGAGCATGGTGAACGCGATGGCGCGTTCCAGCTTCTTGATCAGGGTCGATTTTCCGGCGCCCTTGTTGGCTTGCATCTGCAGGTGCGGCCAGAAGCCGAGGAAGGGCTTGAGGTGGCCGCCCAGCGACCAAGCCAACAAGATGCTGCCGGCGTTCTGCTTCATCGTGGCGCCGAAGGCCTCGATCACTTGGCGCGCATCGTCACGAGTGCCGCTGGGGAAGGTGAGCCCGGCGTATGGGCACTGCTTGTCCGGCTCGGTGAAGTAGCAATCCGGCCCCTCGTTGAGCGAGAGGACGCCATCACGCCAAGCGAGGCCAACGAAGTTCACCGCGCGCCGGCTGCCTATCTCTGCAGTGCGCTCAAGGATGTTCACCATGCGTTTGAAGTTGGCCGGGCTGTAGATGGCGCCGAACTTCTCCCATTTCGTGAGGTTGTACAGGTCAGCATCGTCGTAGACCTTGCGCTGCAGTGCGGTGCCATGGCGTGCGGTCTGCACTGAGACGCTGAATTGCACGCGGGGCATCGCATCCGGATCGCCAGTCATCGTTGCCGTAGCGCTCTGGATGGTGACGCGGGACAAGCTGGCCACACGGAAGCCGCAGAGGTCGCCGTAGTCGATCTTGGGGCGTTGGTCTTCATCGTCGCCGTCCGGCATTTCGAACTTGGTCACCACTTGGGTGTGGTCGTCGCGGATGCGGAATTTCCAGTAGGCGTGGAAATCGTGGCTGGGGAGGTGAACGCGCCGACGGCCGAACTTGGCGAGGCCTTCGTCCTTGCCGGGCAGGCCGGGGATCAACCACGGCTCGATGTACTTGAGCATCTGGCCAGTGCGTTCAGCGCCTTCCTTTTGCAGAACGTCGTTCAGATCGGTGCCTTCTTCCCATTCGGCTTGGTCGACGAGCAGGGCCGGGACGTCCAGGATGGTCAGGCGCTCGTGCAGATCCCAGGCTGCTTTTAGTCCTGGGCGATACTTCGTCCGCTCGTTGACCTTGTCCGCATGATCCAGGCAGATGCGTACTTGGCGACCGCGTAGCCAGCTCCAATCCATGGCTTCGATGTTGGCCAGTCCGCGCAAAGCGATCGCAGCGGTGTACTTGTCGTTCGGCAACGCTGTTTCAAGCGACCGAAGTCGGTATCGCCCGGCGCATCGAATGGCCCGGCTGCATCGTGCAGCGAACGCTTCAACGTCGCGATCAGGTCGGTGCGGTACTGCATGTTTATTCAGCCTTCTTTGAGCCGCGATCGAGCAGCGCGGAAGCGATCGCTTCCAATACGGTCTTGCGCTGGCTGCCGAGTTGTTCCAGTTCGCCAAGGCGCTCGAGATCCGCATCGCCCAAGCTTGGGATCTGCGCCACTAGGTCTGCTGCGTTGCCTTGCGACAGCAATTCGATCGCAGTCGGCTCAGCCGGCGACTGATTGATCTGCGCCGCCGTGACCGGGGCGTAGTCCGGATGCAGCGTTTCTTCAACGTCGCGGGTTTGCCCTGGTGGAATGGTTTGCGTACCGATGTGGATATGCTGATCGGTGTCGTTCGTGTACGGGACTAGGCGTTGACCGTGCCATCCCGATCAATCGCAACGCAGGTCACGACTTCGCCTTGCAGCTTTGCCGGGAAATAGAACGGCTGGCGGTTGATACGAATGCAGTGCGGTACGGACGGGGTCATTTCGCACACCAGCGTTCGAGCCAGCCAGCCACGGCGATATACAGGCCAAGGGCGAGCGCATCGCCGAAACCCGAAACAACCAGCCGGGTGGCTTCCGGTAGGGCAAGCGCAGTAGTACCAATGGCAATGGCGAGTGCGACGCACAGCAGGGCGACGAGGGCTTTCAAGGCTTCGATCATGCGGCCCGCCTTTCGGCAGCTTCGCCGGGGCCGGACGACTCAACAATCCGGCGTGCCTGATAGCGAACCCCGCGACGATCCATGCTGTGGATCGTGTAGCCCCGCTCAAGAAAGGGGCGCACCAGATCCTCGAACAAGCCATCGCCAACGCTGATCACATCCACGGTTTCAATGCGCTTGTTCATCGTCATACCCCGCAGCAAGCGCAGCCGTTGATCGAACGTGCACCGAGAAATACACCTTGGGTTCTCGCGCCGTTGCGCTGTACAGGCCGGCGTATTGATTGCCGCATTTGCGAAACGCGAGCCCGTGCGCGGCCAAGGTGGTTTCGATCTGGGAGACGTCTTCTTGCGTGTCCAGAGCGACATGCAATTGCACTTGGCCGACGTATTCGCAGATGCGCGCCGTGGCCTCCCAGCCTTTTGCCGCGATCTCGTCGGCAATGTGCTCCACCAGTTCGAGCAAAGGCCGTTGTGCTTCGATTTCATCGATCAGTGCCGCGAAGCGTTGCGCCGCTTGTACGGCTGCCGCCGCGATCTTGTCGCGCTTGGATGTGGCGAGGGAAAAACCAGCTGGGCGGCTGGCTCCCATTTCTTGATGTGCCGGCTTAGACATGGGCCGGCTCTTCGAGGTAGTTGGTGTAGATCAGGAAGGCGATGGCATCACGGCCGACCAGGTAGAAAGACGGCAGGATGCGGCCTTCGTACTCCATCGCATCGGTGAATTTGAAATCCCAGCCTTGCGCGCCGAGTGTCAGGCACGCATCGGTGAACTGCTTTTCCGTGCCGCCTGCGTTGATCTTGCAGATGCAGTGCGATGGGTGGGCATCCACCACCAACGTCGCCACCAAGCCCATGCCCTTCAGGCGAGCGGTAAAACCCTCGGCCGCATCGATTTCAGCTTTGCTGGCATCAATCGCTGCTAGCGTGTCTTCGTAGTCCTTCTTTGCATCCAGCTTCGCCAGCTCAAGGTGGCTTTTCTTGCTGATCATCACTGTGCTCCTGTCGGTAAACGATAGAGCGATGATCGCAAGTGCGATAACGCAATGTCAATCTCATTTGCGATAATTATTGTTATTGCGATATTTTTTGACACAAAAAAACCGCCGTAGCGGATTTTTGTGCAGAAAAATATCTTGGGTCAGTACGCTGGGCCGCTAATGGCCAAGACCCTTCCCACTATCTGAATCGCTGCAGCTCGTTCCTGCGGAATCAATATGTCCTTGTAGCCATCGCCGTTATCACTTCGGACTAACAGGCTGCCATCGACCTGCTTGTACAGGCGCTTTACGTACCATTCATCGTCAAGAATGAACACGTAAATCGAACCGTCTCGGATTGGTGCTGGGTGCACGTCGATGGTCAAGCTATCCCCGTCCTGAATGCGGGGCAACATACTATCTCCCTGCGCCTGCACAGTTACCAAATCGGCAGGGTTTACGCCTGTCCGGTTTGCCCAAGAGCGGGTCATGGCCTGTCTCTGCCCGCGCTGCTCTATCTCCCATGCGAGGTGCCCTGTGCCCGCACTAACCCGCAAATCAAGCTTCGGGACAAAAAAGTATTCTTCCTGAGATAGCTCGTCCTCGTTCGACCATACGCTGACTGGTCGGGCACTGGGGCGTACGTTAGGTGTTGGAGTTGGTTCTAGGCTGCCAGTCCCAAGTTCGAGCCATGAAGAACTGCACTGCAACGCTTGCGCCAAGGCAGTAAGCGCACGCGTAGTCTTATTGCGTCCTGATTCGATTGTCGCAATGGTTGACTGTTTCATGCCCGCTAAGCGCGCGAGTTCGCCTTGGGTCAAATGAAGTTCTTCGCGCCGTGTGCGCACTCGTTCGGCAAATGTACTCATATCGCGATTGTAATAACTCGAATAATCGCAATGGCGATTGATTGTGCATCGCGTTTGCGATATCTTTGGCGCCATGAACTGGCGAAAAATCATTCAGACGTTGGTCGATAGGGGCTGCACCCAGCAGCAAATCGCAAAAGAAGCCGGCTGCGGCCAGTCTCTGGTGAGCGCATTGCTCAACGGCCAGCGTGGCAAGCGTGTCTCTTGGGAAATCGGAGATGCCTTGCTTCGTTTCGAACGAACGACGCGCGGTGACCTTTCACACGATGTAGTTAGCGCGAACCACAGTCCTCCGCTCATTCCAGCTTCCTCATCCGCCACCTGATCGGCCCGGTGGTGGTTTTTCTCCGGGTGCTGCTTGCCCGGCTTTTTTATGCCTGCTGTCTCTCGGCTGTTCGCATAGTAGGTGCGGGCGAGTCGGGGTGCAGCGTTTGATTTGGTCGAGGACATACGTATGGCGATGCCACTTCTGGACGCAATCTATAAAACGGCGCACGAGCATCCTGGCGGCGTGGAGGCCTTGGCGGCGCGCATGGGCGTGAATGCCCAGGTGCTTCGCAACAAGGTGAATCCGAACGCCGCCAGCCATCACCTGACTGCCCGCGAGGCGGACTTGATGATGGCCCTGACCGGTGACTTCGGCGTGCTCCACGCGCTGGCCGCGAACCACGGCTTCGTCTGCGTCAAGGCGCCGGACGACGTCAGCGCGGGCGATCTGGCGGTGTTGGACATCATCACGTTGATCTGGGCGCGTACCGGTGACGTAGGGCGTGCGGTCTACGAAACGCTCGCCGATGGCCGTGTCGAAAAGCACGAACTGAGCAATGTGCGGCAGCTGGCGTACACGCTGCAGCAAGGGCTGATCGAAATGCTTGGTCGGCTCGAAAGCATGGCGGACTGACACATGGCCGAGCGTGCATACAAAGACCCGGTATTCGACGAGGTGGCGCGGCGCGAAGAGGCCGAGCGGCGTAGGGCCGAGCGCATGGCGAAACAGGCGGCGAACGATGCTGCGTGGCGCAGTAGCCCCGCGTAAGCGAACTGGCACCGAGCGGATTCGGCCGATCAAAACGCTGTGGGATCGGTTCGACGGGATTTACATGGGCCAGTGGCGCAGCCGGTTTCCCGATGAACAGGCCGTCGAAAACTGGTGCGTCGAATGGGCCGATGGCCTGTACGGCGAGCAGGTGACCTTCGCGATGGTGAAGTCGGGCCTGGAACAACTGCGCCGCACGCTGGGGCCGGATTCGTACCCGCCGACGCTGCCGCAGTTCATTGGCCTGTGCAAACAGGTGCCGGACTTTGAGGAAGCCTTCCTCGAAGCGCAAATGCAGTCCGGGCGGATGGATTACGGCGAAGACCAATGGAGCCATCCCGCCATCTATTGGGCGGCGCGCGATTTCGGCGGTTTCGAGTTGCGGCAGACCACATGGAAGGCGAGCCGGTCACGCTGGATTCGGCTGTTGTCGGCGCGGCTGTCGGGCATGTGCCCGGAGGTGCCGAAGCGGTTGCCGAAGCCGGAATACCGCAAGAGCGACAACACCGAGCTGGCCGAGACAACGATAGGCAGTCTGCTCAAAACCTTGAGCGCCAAAGCAGTCGTCATTACCAAGCGGTAGCAACTCCCGTCAATCGGGACGACAACAAAGCCCTGCATGACAGGGCTAGGGAACCTCCGGGCTGGTATCAATTGGAGGCAAGTAATGCTGGAAATCATCGACAACTATCTGATCGCGTGGGGCGCAGCAGTCAGGGTGAATGGCAAGGAATTGAAGCAAGTACGGATCGCGCAGTCCACATATGGCGAACATGTAACGGGGAGGGCGGCTGGCCAGCCGGTCGAGCATGAAGTCACGGTGCTCACCTTTGAATGCAAGGTCACCGATGACGGGATCTGGCTGACGGACAAGAAAACGTCCCGTACCAAGAAAATCGACCAGGCGAAAGTGGCCGCGTGTTTCAAGGTCATGGGGACGATGCCGCACGAGCATCGCGACATCCTGACCATCCATTACGCCATGCCTGGCACGGTGGCCGGCAAGGCAGCACGGATGGGGGTGAGTGAATCAACGTGGCGTCGGGATGTGCGCGAAGCGAAGACGGCGTTCGGGCTCAAGTTTTTTAATGCGGTGCAGCGGTTTCATCAGACGGGGGTGCCGATGCGGGTGGTGGAAGAGCCTTGAGCGTTGATGGCCAACTGTATTCAGATATACCGCTACACCACGGGCGTGACATGTTCGCGCCGTCAGCGGTAGCGAGCCAAAATACGCTCTACGGTGCCATCCTTGACGAGTGCCTTGATCGCCTGGTTCATGTCGCGAAACGGGATCGTGCTCTTCGGTGAGAAGGCACATTGCGCGGTGTACTGCGACAGGGATAGCGATGCCACACCTGCCAGCTGCACTTCGGAGCGCGCGGCGTAAGCAAGGCTCAGGTGGTCGATTACGGCGTAGCGAAACCGTCCAGCGACCAGTTTGTGGAGATTCGTCGGCATATCTGGTGCGTCATCGCGGCGATAGGTGTTGCCCAATGCCGCGTCGAGTTCTGGATAGTGGTAGCCGAGCACCAAACCAATCGACTGCCCGGTCAATTCCGACAAAGACCTTGGCAACGGGACGTTGGTCCCGGCGACCAATAAATCGACGTTCGGAATCAACGGCTGACTCCAGTTCAGCGGCACGCGGTACCAATTCGGGGTCGCATAGCAAATCCCGTCGGCCTCGCCACTCACCAGCGTTGCTTCGACACGGTTGCGCGGTAGCGTCAAAAAGCGGGCCTGTCGATGCAGCTTGCGGGCGATTGCATCGCCTAAGTCCTTGACGATACCTCCGCTCAATACCTCGCCGTGAAATTCCACGAGTGGCATCGTATTGGGACGCAACGCTATGAATACGATGTCGCTCCCCTTTGCCAGTAACGAAGAGCAAAGGAGGACCAGCGACAGCAGCACTTTACGCATCTAGATATCCGTCGAGAGGCCATGCGGTCAGTTTAGGTCTGTTGATTGGTAATGGTCAGGGATTCCCGATCTCGCTCGACCACATGGCGGAGGTGGTGATAGTGGAGGGGATGATGGAACCGCATCTGCTTGACACGGTGAACGGCTGTCACTAGGATTCGTGCAACGCTGTCGTCAATGCGTCAAGACAACCCCGGTACTCACGTGCCGGGGTTTTTTATTGCCCGTATCGGACAGCCAGTCCGCTTTCATTCCCCTGCCCGCGCTGCCCCGTGGTTGGGCTGGCTGTCCGATGCGATGCGTTTGCCGTTTACTTCTTCGTGCCGCCAGGAACGAATTTCGTTGCGATCGTGGCCATGCGTTGTTCGTAGGTGTCGTAGCTCATGGGCGTTTTGTTGAACAGGCTGACATGCCCATGCGCATCGCCATCGTCGCGTAATTCCATATCCAGTGGAATCGATGAGCCTTTCGGCAAGGTTGTATATTTGCCCTTCGGCACCGCTCTAACCGGATCAAGTGCCAACGAAGCGCCCTTCTGATGCGTGCTCGTCACTTGCCTTGAGTTGACGTCTACCAGGAAGTCCTGACCGATACGATTCGGTTTGTTCTTTGGATCAGGCAACGCGCCGAAGCGGTGCACCGCTGCCGTCGTAACTTTGGCGACGTGGAGGGGCGGAGCGCTCACCTCTGCGTGCCGATCATAGTGAATGTGCGTATCAGCCATACTGAACGTCACTCTCTTCTTGGGTTTCTCTGCAGCCATTTCGGCAATCCTTGGTGATTGATGACATGCCTAGGTATCGGATACGCCAATCGAATGCGCAATCTGGAAGTAAGAAAACATGCCATTTGCCGCCGCCAAACCCTGCAAGGTCCATCGTTGCAGTGGTCTGTGTCGTGATGGCTCGGGCTGGTGCCTGACGCATCGCCCTGAAATGGAAGCGAAGCGCGAAACGATCAAGGTTGAACGCCGCCGCGCATACCAGCAGACCGACGAACGCAAAGCCGCCAAGCGCTTCTACGATAGCGCGATCTGGCGGGGCAAGCGCCAAGCCAAGCTGCGCGAGCAGCCGTTATGTGAAGCCTGCCAGCGCTTGGGTCGATTCACCCCGGCAACGCACGTCGATCACGTTATCCCGTGGGATGGTGACAGGGCGCTCGCGCTGGCCGACGCCAATCTGCAGTCGATGTGCGCACCCTGCCATAGCCGCAAAACCGCAACGCAGGACGGTGGTTTCGGAAACACCAAGCCCGCACCCTGAGCGTGCCGATCAATTCACCGTGTCGTAGCGTGCGGTTTTCCCAACGGGGTGCTGCGGTGCCGGTTCGGCTGGCTGCGGCAGGCGGGCCAAGAGCCATTGCACCGTGTCGACCAAGGCAGCCCGGTCGTAACCCTGGCTGAAGCGATGCATGCATGCCCCGCTCAGGATGAGGCGAAGCGCCAGAATATCCGGGGCGAGGCCTTGGTCGGCCTGCACACCCAGCAAGCGCTCGAAGGCGGTCGCGAGAATCGGGTTCAGCAGTGCCGCGAGTCTGGCGTCACCTCGCACTGCCATCCAGAGTTCGAAGATGGCAATCACGCTCGATTTACCCGGATCGTCCAGGATGCCCCGCAGCAGATGGTGGGCGCGTTCGCGTGGGGTGGCGCTAGCCAGTTCGGTGCATTGGCGGTCGATCAGTTGGGTGAGCAGCGCCGGCAACAGGTCATAGCGACCGTTGTGATAGTGATGGCGCAATGCGCCTCTGGATAAGTCTGCTCGCGTGCAAACGCGGTCTTCGTTGAGTCTCGCGTAGCCGTGTTCGGCAATCAATGCTTCCGCCGCTGCCAGCAGCGCTTGGCGGGTCTGAGTGGCACGTTGCAGTTGTGAGGTCATGGCTCATATCCAGATGAAAACATGCATGACTGATTATTACTGCTTACGTTGATTACGCAAGTCTGTGTTCCGGCAAGGGGGCCGTTTCTGCCGCTTTGTCAGGATGGGGCGGGGGGAGGGCAAATCTCTACCGCCTTTTGCGCCCCGAACGCGTGGTCAGTCACGCTTTTTCGGGCCGCGTTTTTGAATAGGGGGGGCCTTAAGCTGGGGCCGTCCTGATTGCACTGGCAGCGCCTGTTCTGGCGTTTTTGCCCTCCCGCCCCTCAGGAAGCCCGTATGGACGATCTAAACCCGCCTTTTAACGTGATTGACGGCGGTTTCGGCAAAAAGCCGCCCGGTCGGCTTGGAGAAATCCAGTCCCCGAAGCCGCCGCCGCTCGCCAATCTGAGCACGCAGGAACGCCGGGTGTGGGACTACATCTGCGAGGCCTTGCGGCAAGCCGGCATCGAGCATGTCACGGCCGGCCTGACGATCAAGATCATCTGCCGCACCTACATCGACTGGCTCGAAGCGGTCGCGCTGTGCGACAACGGGCGCTACGAGCTCAGCAAGAACGGCAACCCGTACGAGTTGCCGCATAGCTACACCGGGGGCATGCATCCCGGCGCGAAGCGGCTGGAAGAGCTGGTCTACGGCAAACGCCTGCGGCACGGCGGCAACCCGGTGCTGCGCTGGGCAGCCAGCAATGTGGCGCTGCTGTTCGATACCAATGGCAACTTCCGGCCGGACAAGAAGAAGTCCGGCGAGAACGGCCGCATCGATCCCATCGTGGCTACGGTCATGGCGCTGAGCCGGGCTGCCGTCCATGTCAACGAACAAGATCCCGAGATTGAGGTGTGGTAATGGGCTGGATGACCCGCGTATTCAGCCGCAAGGGCCGAATGGACCTGAACGAGCTAGGAGAAAAGCTGCGCGTCGCCGCATCAAAGACCGGCATTGCGGTGACGTGGCAAACCGCCCTGCAAGCCGGTGTTTCTCTGGCGTGTGTCAAAGTGATTGCGGAAGGCATCGCCCAGGTGCCGTTCAAGGTGTACCGGGAAGTGAACGGGCGCCGGGCGCTGGCCAAGACGCACCCGCTGTATGACTTGCTCGGCAGCAAGCCCAACGACTGGCAGACCTCGTTCGAATTCCGCGAACAGTTGGCGCTGCATGCGGTGTTCGCCGGCAATGCCTACGTCTGGATCAACCGGGTGGCGGGCAAGGTGCTGGAACTACTGCCGCTCGAACCGGGCTGGGTGACGCCGGTACGCACCGGTTGGGCGCTCAGTTACCGGGTGTCTCTCCCCGGTGGTGAGTTTCTGACCCTGCCGGCCGAGGAAATCTGGCATATCCGCGGCTTGTCCTGGGATGGCTGGAACGGCCTCGATGGCGTGAAGCTGGCGCGGGAGGCGATTGGCCTGGCGCTGGCGACCGAGGAACACGGTGCGCGGGTGTTCAGCAATGGCGCGCGGCCGGGCGGGATTCTCACCACCGAGCAGACGCTGACCGAAGAGCAGCGCACTCGCCTTAAAAAAGCCTGGAATGAAGCGCAGCAGGGCGTCGACAAGGCGCACAGCACGGCGGTGATGTTCGGCGGCATGAAATTCATCGCTACCGCGTTTCAGAACGACCAGACCCAATTCGTCGAAACGCGCCGCCTGCAGGTGGAGGAAGTCTGCCGGCACTTCCGGGTGATGCCGATCATGGTCGGCTATTCGGACAAGACGGCCACCTATTCGAGTGCCGAACAGATGTTCCAGGCGCACGTGACCCACACGCTCGGCCCCTGGTATGCCCGTTTAGAGCAAAGCGCTGATTGCAATCTGCTGACCGAAACCGAGCGGCGGGACGGGTATTACACCCGCTTTGTGGTGAATGCGCTATTGCGGGGAACCATGCAGGCCCGCGCCGAGTTCTACCGCACGATGCACGAAACCGGCGTGATGAACGCCAACGAAATCCGCGCCCTGGAAGAGCAAGACGCCTATGACGGCGGCGATGCGTTCTGGGCGCCCCTCAACTTTGGAACCGTCGGCAAGGATGGACAAATCAATGGACCGGTTGCACTGCACTCTGGAACTCAAAACAGCCAGCAATGACGGTGGCGCGATGACGTTTGCCGGTTACGGCAGCGTGTTCGGCAATGTCGATCTGGGTGGCGATGTGGTGGTGCCGGGCGCGTTCGCCAAGGCGATCGAGTCCGCCACCGGCAACGGCATCTGGCCGTCCATGCTGATGCAACACGGCTTTGATGCCGGTGGCGATACCCCCGTCGGCATCTACACCGCCATGAAGGAAGACGCGGTCGGCTTGTGGCTGGAAGGCAAGCTCGCACCCACCCCGCGCGGGCAGGAAGCCTACCAGCTGATGAAGATGGAACCCCGGCCCGCGATCAGCGGGCTTTCTATTGGCTACCTCCCCAAAAGCTGGGAGCACCAGGACAAGGACGGCAAGCGGATACGGCTACTCAAGTCGGTGGATTTGCTCGAAGTGTCGCTGGTGACCTTCCCGATGAACACGCAGGCCCGCGTCACCCACGTCAAATCCGATCTCACCATTCGCGCCGCCGAACGCGCCCTGCGGGATGCAGGGTTTTCGGCGAAGGAAGCCAAGTCGATCCTGGCGCATGGCTTCCACACCCTCCCTCCGCGAGATGCCGAGGATACGGGCGAACTCCTCGCGCAGCTCAAGCGCAACATCCACACCCTCACACACTGACCCCCGGAGCATTCAATGGACCTGAGCGAAGTCAAAACCCTGATCGAAGGCCAAGGCCAGGCCTTCGAAGAATTCAAGAAAACCAATGACCAGCGCATTGCCGCACTGGCCAAGGGCGACGCCGTGGCCGAGCTGGAAGCCAAGCTCGCCAAGATCAACGACGCCCTCACCACCAATCAAAAAACCATCGAAGAGGTGGCCAAGAAAGCCAACCGCCCGGCCACCGGCAGCGATGCCGATCCGCTCGCCGCTGAACACAAGAATGCGTTCATCAGCTGGGCACGCACTGGCGAGCAGGAAGCCGAGCTGAAGGGCATTCAGCGCAAGGCGTTTCAGTCCGGCATCGATGCGCAGGGCGGGTTCTTCCTGCCGACCGAAGTCGAAGCCGGCATCGACCGGCTGGTGCGCAAATCCGGCTCCATCGCCGCGCTGGCCACCACGGTCACCGGCTCCGCACCGGAATACAAACGCTTCGTGAAGGTCGGCGGGTCCAAAGCCCGCTGGGTGGGTGAAACCGATAAGCGCCAGAAAACCGGCAACGGTAGCTACGAAGAACTGGCGTTCGCGCCGGGCAAGATGATGGCCGAGCCGATGATCTTCCGCGATGTGCTCGACGACGCCAGCATCGACCTGGCCGCCGAGCTGCAGCTGGAAATCGTCGAAGCGTTCGAAGATGCCGAAAGCGAATCCTTCATCACTGGCGACGGCATCAAGAAACCCAAGGGCATCCTGTCCTACGACATGGTGGACAACAAAAACGTCGCCTGGGGCAAGCTCGGCTACATCACCAACGGTGGCGCGGCACTGAGCAACCCGGACAAGTTCATCGACGTGATCCATGCGCTGCCGCGTGCCTTCCGCAACAGCGCGAACTGGTTGATGAACGACCTGACTACCGCTGAGGTGCGCAAGCTCAAGGATGCGGAAGGGAATTACCTGTGGGTGCCGGGTTTGCAGGCCGGCGCCACCGGCACGCTGCTCGGCTACGGCATCACCAACGACGATTACATGCCGGACATTGCCGCCAATGCCTTCCCGATTGCCTTCGGTGACTTCGGCCGAAGCTATCTGATCTACCGCCGCAAAGGCATCGCCGTCATGCGCGAATACGACAGCGATTACGACGCCTACACCTTCCCGACCACGGCACGTGTCGGCGGCGGCATCCGCAACTTCCAGGCGCTCAAGTTCCTGAAAATGGGCTGATCCGCCCCGCCTTCCCAACACCCAGACGCCCCGCCTGCCGGGGCGTCGTCACGTGGAGATTCCCATGCGGGACACCCTCAGTAAATTGCGTTTCATCCCGGCGCTGGCGCTGGCTAACAGCGTCGCCGACAACACCCCCGTCGCCAGCCTCTGGATCGACCGGCAAGGCTTTGAATCGGTTGGCTTCGTCATCCAGACCGGCACGCTGGTCGATGCCGATGCCACCTTCACGGTGCAGATCCAGCACGCCGATCTGGCCGACCAATCCGATGCCGGCTTGGCCGGCGAATTCGACACGGTGGGCTCGGCCAGCTTCAAGTTCGATGACGACAACGCCACCAAGAAGATCGGCTACATCGGCAACAAGCGCTATGCGCGCTTCATCGTCACGCCGGCCAACAACAGCGCCGCTGCCCCGTTCACGGCCTTGGCGGTGCTTGGCTACGCCGCGCGCCGGCCCGTTGCGTAACCAACCAAACCCAACCCTACAGCCCGCTCGGCGGGCTGTTTCCCCGATGCCGTTGCCCCAGCGGTATCTGGCAAACACAGGAATCCCCACATGCTCGAATGTCTCACCCCGGCCAGCGAGGCGCTGCTGACGCTGGCCGAAGCCCGCCTGCAATGCCGGATCGATGACGACGATAAGGTGCAAGACACCTTGCTGCAGATCCTGATCGCCGCCGCCCTGACCCAAGCCGAAGCGATCACCGACCGGCCGTTACTGCCGCAGACGTGGGGCTATAGCGCCGAGGCATTCCCGGCCGGCGACATCCGCCTCAAGCCCGACGTGACGGCGGTCGCCAGCGTGCGTTACACCGATGCGGCCGGCAATGCGCAGATCCTGCCGAGCACCGCCTACCGAATCGTTGAACGGCGTTTCTTGCGGCCCACCACCGGCTGGCCGGACGGCACGCAAGCCGCCGTCGAATTCGACTGTGGCTGCTTCACCGCCGCCACCTTGTCGCCAGCCCTGAAAGCCTGGGCGCAGGTGTTTGTGGCGACGCTGTTCGCCAACCGAGAAGCGATCAATCCCGGCGTGTTGACCGAACTGCCACGCACCTACGTCGATGGGCTGCTCGACTACCTGCGGCTCGGCGAGGTGGGCTGATGCGGGCTGGCAAGTTGAACAAGCGTATTACTCTGCAGCGGCGCAGTGCCGGCAAAGACGAATACGGCGCACCGCTCAACCGCTGGGAATCCCTGACGCCCATCTGGGCCGATATCCGCTTCACCAGTGGCAAAGAAGCCATTGCGGCCGGGGCAGAAGCCAGTACCGCCGCCGCCAGTATCCGCATCCGCTATCGCACCGGCATCACCGCCGCCATGCGCGTGGTGTACGGCACGATGATCCTCAACATCAAGGCCGTGCTGCCCGATCTGGCGCGCAAGGAATACCTCGACCTGGTGTGCGAAACCGACCCGAAGGCCTCCCTATGAGCAAAATCCACGGCCTCGCCGAACTGACCGCCAAGCTCAATACCTTGAGCGACAAAGCCGGCAAGAAAGCGGTGCAAAAAGCCCTCGGCGCAGGCGCCAAACCCATCGTGAAGGAAATCCGCCGCCGCGTACCCAAAGACACCGGTTTCCTGAAAAAGCAGATCAACGCCCGCAAGTCACGCAGCCAGCTGCTGGTGCAGATCGGCGTGCGCCTGGCGCTGAAACCCGTGCGCGGCGACCAAGGCGCGTATCGCATCCACCAGCGTGCCAAGATCAGCCCAGCTGGCCGGCTGCAGAACGCCAATGCCTTCTATTGGTACTACCTGGAATTCGGCACCAGCAAGATGCCGGCCCAACCCTTCATGCAACCCGGCTTTGACGCTAAGAAAGACGACGCGCTCGACGCCATCGTCGACAGCCTGCGCCGTGATGTGATTGAGGCCGTGCGATGAACCGGCTGACGGAACTGGTGGCGATGCTGCAGGCGGTGGTCGGGGAGCATGTTTACCCGGAGGTTGCGCCGGAGGGGACGCCGACGCCGTACGCGACCTGGCAGGTGATTTCGGAAGTGCCGGAGAATCGGTTGGCGGGTGGGGCGTGTGCGTGGACGTTTCGGATTCAGGTGAATGTGTGGGCCGAAAGGTTTGCCGAGGCGCGCAGCTTTGCAGACGCTTTGGTGAACGTATTGCCTGTAGCTTGGTGTGTCTCCATGCGCTCTTCGGATCGAGATGAGGAAACAACGCTTTACCGGCAAGTTTTAGTGCTGATGACTCTTGACGTATGACATGTGCATGTGCCAAATTGCTTTTTATAGAACGTTCGTTCTGTTTTAATCGCAAAATGGAGGATGGAGATGATTGATCTAAATCTGAAGGTGTCTGACGTTAAACCTGCGACAGAGCGCGCTGCTGCGGGAGATAGCAGCGATGGCCATAATCGACGACTCGATTCTGTCAATTTCCTCTCTTTGATCCAAAACTTTGATAGCTTCATGAAGGCGGCGGTCGGCATTGGCAAGATTAGTATTGTCATTGGGCTGCTAATGTTTGTTTTTTACTCACTGCGAATTGATCACTTCCCTAGCGACATTTCACTGGGTGACGGAGTGCTTTTTTCTGTGATCGCTGGCTGCTTTGGATTGGTCTACATAATGTTCATTGCCGGATTGGTGTCAATTGGTATTGTCATTGGCGGGCTTGTGATTAGACCGGGGTTGGCACTAATAGGCAAAGTGGCTGGCAAGTCCTTTCGCAAGGTTATAGGAAAATTAAATCTAGCGCCTTTTAGTTGGGTTGCTGTTCCTTATGTTCTATTGGGTGTGATCATTATTTATGGCCTAAGTCTCAAACAAGTGGAAGTTTTTTGGAATCTGCCATTAGTTTGTGTTGGCTTGTATTTGTTCTACTCCATTTACAGAAGCGCAGGCGAGGAAATAAAGCAAATTGAAACTGCTAGCGCCAAGCTTGTGCTTGATCCAACTGCACGCATTCCTGGCCGTGAAGCGCGTGACAGTTTGAAGAAAAGACAACGGATAGCAATTGGTGCAATTATTGCTTTGCCACTGCTTGGCGGTGGCGTATTCGGGCAGCTGCTCGAAGGCACCATGCGTCTTGCAAATATTCGAGTGGAAAATTGCGTTGTCTATCTCAAGGAGCCTTACTCTAGTCTGGTGCCAAAGTCGCTTATTGTGGCCAATAATAAGCAAGTGCCGAAGGATTATGTGGCGTTTGATAAATCCACGGTGCTTGTAGGAGGGCTGGGAAAGACCACAATTGTTTCATTCCCCGATGGGCATTCCGGCATCAAGCTGGAAATCCCGAAAGATCAAATTATCATCGTGTCTAAATCAAAGTAATGCCTGCATTACGATTCTTTAGTGTTACTTCTTCAAACCCCGCTTGATGCGGGGTTTTTTTATTTCTAGGAGTCCGTAATGCCCTCCAAAGCAGTCAGCGCCCAAGGCGCCAAAATCAAAGTCTCCACCGGCAGCGGTGGTCCCAAGCCCATTACCGGTATCGGCAAGGGCAATCCGTGCGTGATCACCTCGAACGGCCACGGCTTCAAGCCGGGTAACGTGGTGGCGCTGGCCGCCATCGTTGGCATGGTCGAGTTGAACGGTAAAACCCCGGCCGTGCAGTACGTGACAGCGAACACCTACTCGCTCGCAGGGGTGAATTCGTCCGGGTTCGGCGATTACACCAATGGCGGCACGGCAACGCCGGTGGCGTTTTCGGAGGTGGGCGAAGTGACCGACTTCGACGGGTTCGACGGGCAAGCATCCGAAGAAGACGTTTCGACCCTTGCCAGTGAAGCGGTCGAGAAGCGGCTCGGCCTGGTCGATTACGGTGGTTTGTCGATCAGCCTCAAATTCGTCAAATCCGACGTCGGCCAGGCCGCATTGCGTGCGGCGCAAGCCACGCGCGAGGTGCTCGATTTCATGATCGAGCTGAGCAATGGCGATGTCGCGTCGTTCTCCGCCTTGGTGAAGCAATTCTCCATCGGTGGCGCGGTCAACAAGGTGCTAACCGGCAAGGTCCAGCTCACCATCAGCGGCCCGGTTACCTGGGCTTAAGGAGGGAACATGTCCAAGCTCAACCGCGAAAGCATCCTTGCCGCCCAGGACTGCATCACCGAAACCGTGCCGGTGCCGGAATGGGGTGGCGAAATCACCGTCACCGAAATGACCGGCGAGCAGTCCAGCCGCTTCTGGGACGAAGCCTTCACCCATGAAGGCGGCAGGACGGTGCGTAAAGGCACGGCGGCCGAATTCGCTGCCGCGCTGATCGTCGCCACCACGCAGGACGAGGACGGTTTGCCGCTGTTCCTGCCCAGCGATATCCCGGCGCTGGTGCGCAAATCCGACCGTGCGCTGAATCGCGTTTCCGATGTCGCCCTGCGGCTGAACAAGATGGGTCGCTACGCGAACGACACCGTAAAAAACTCCGCCGCGCCAGCGCCAGACGGTTCGCTTACCGCCTAGCACTGGCGCTCGGTCGCCACGATGTCGATGGGCTGCTCGGCGAGCTGACCGCCAGCCAGTTCGCCGAGTGGCAAGCCTATTTCGCCATCGAACCGTGGGATGAAGAACGTGCCGATCTGCGCGCCGGCATCGTCGCCAGCACCCTCGCCAACTGCCATCGTGCGGAAGGCATCGACCCGTTCACCCCGCTCGACTTCATGCCGCTGGCCGAGCGCGATCAGCCGGAACCCGAAGCCATCGACCCGAATCAGGCCATCCGGGCGCTGATCGATCACGCCGCCCTTAAAGGAATCCAACCCAATGGCCAGTCTGGCGAAACTCACGGTTGATCTCGAAGCCAATATCGCCCGCTTCGAGCAAGGGCTGAACCGGGCCGAATCGCTGGCCCGCAAGCAGTCCGAAGCGATCACCCAGCAGCTCGGCAAAGTGGAAAGCACCGCCAGCTTGGCGGGCAAAGGGCTGATCGCACTCGGTTCGATCCAGCTGGCCGATCATGTGGTCGATTGGGCCGCTGGCTCGGTGCATGCCTTGATCGATGTGCAACGCCAGTTCGAGCGCACCGACTCGGCCCTGCGCTTTGCCAATGGCGGCGATCTGAAGGGCGTCGCCACCGATCTGGCGTGGGTGCGCGAGCTGTCCAAAGAACTCGGGCTGGAAGTCAGCAGCACGGCGCAGGCGTTCGCGCTGTTCTCCGGCGCCACGCGCGAGACGGTGCTGGAAGGGCAGAACACCAAGGACGTGTTCCGGGCGATCAGCACCGCATCGACCGCGATGGGGCTGAGTCTCGACGACACCAAGGGCGCGCTGCTGGCGCTGACGCAGATGGTCTCCAAGGGCACGGTGCAGGCCGAGGAATTCCGGGGTCAGTTGGCGGAACGTTTGCCGATTGCCACCAAGGCGGCAGCCGATGCGCTGGGCGTCACCACCGCCGAATTCACCCGCATGCTGAACAACGGTCAGGTGATCGCCTCCGACTTCCTGCCCAAATTCGCCGCCGCCCTGCAGCGTTCCACGCAGGAAACGGCGCAGTACGGCAACCAGACCACCAAGGCGGTCAACGAAGTCAGCAGCGCCTGGACTGCCGCCAAAACCGAGATCGCCCAGACGGGGGCCAGTGACTTCATCAATGGTCAACTGCGCATCCTGTCGGATGGCTTCGAGGATGTGGCGCGCTCGATCCACAAGGCAAGGGATGAGGGCGGCGGCTTCTGGTCGCAGATGGCAGCGGGTGCTGGCGGCGCGTTGCGCTTCCTCAACCCGAGCAATGCCTTCAGCTATGAGGCGCAAGACCCGCAAGCGCAGTACAAGGCACTGTCCGAGCGCCGGGCTGCGCTCAGCCAGACGGCGGGCGCGGACGGCACCGGCAACACGCAGGAAATGATCCGCCAGATCGATCAGCAACTGGCCAAGCTCAAATCCTCGACACCAGCCCTACGCCCGTTCGAGCCGACCACGCTCGGCGCCACCCAGTATGCCGAGCAGCAACAGCAGCACGCCCGCATCCTCAAGCAAGCCCGCGAGCGCGCCACCGACTACCTCAAGACCAGCAAGTACCAGACGCAGGCCGAGAAAGACGCGGCGGCGCTGGATGCGCTGGACAAGGAATTCAAGGGCGCCACGGCTGAGCTGAGACCGGGCGATGCGGCCTATGACAAGGCGAGCCAGACCTACCAGACGCGCCGGGCCGAACTGCTCAAAACGCAGGCCAAGCACGACGCGCCAAAGAACGATCCGCTGCAGAACGCCTATCTGTCGCAAACGCTGCAGCTGTCGAAGGACATCGCCACCAGTCGTACCCATGTCGCCAATCTGGAAAAGGGTATCGCCGAGAGCGACGGCCGGCACGCTGCCGCGCTGGAAGAGTGGCTCAAGTACGACCGGGAAGGCCAGAAGCTCGGCGATACCAAGAAGGCCACCTTGGCGGCATTGGCCCGCGATGCCGATGCAATGGCGCGCAAGGAACGTGAAGCCGTCCAGTACTACGGCTTCATGCACGACTCGGCGCAGGCGCTGGGCAAGGTACTGCGCGAGAACGCCAGCATCGCCCTGCACGGCCAGGCCAATCCGTACACCAGTGCGCAGGATCTGGAAGACCAGTTCGCACCGGGCGGCAAGTTCGCCGACGTGCAAGACCCGGCGCGTAAAACGTCGATGCGGGCGGCAGCGGCGGCGCTGGATCAGGCCGCCATGCAGCGCACCGTCGCCCAGGCCGGCTACGACGATGGCAAGGCGCTGGAATCAGTCCGGCGCCAGATCGACCTGATCGGCCAATCCACCCGCGAGCAGGAACGGCTGAATGCGCAGTATCAGATTCAGGATGAATACGAGAAACGTGCGGTCGGCCTGTCCGGTGAGCAGCTGCAACTGCTGCAGGCACAGACCGAGGAATACCAGACACGGCTGCTGGATGCCATCGAGGCCCGCAACCAGAAGGAACGCGACTGGCAGACCGGCGCACAAGACGGTTTGCAGACCTACCTGGACAACGCCAGCAACATGGCGGCGCAGACCCGATCGCTCGTTACCGATGGCATGCAGGGCTTCGAGAACGCGTTTACCAACGCCGCCGAAAGCGGCAAGTTGTCGTTCCACGACCTGACCCGCTCGATTTTGCTGGATCTGGCCAAGATCGCCGAACGCCGCGCCATCGTCGGCCTGATGAACTACGCCATCGGCGCATTTACGGGTGATTCCGGTGCAGTCGGTACGGGGGGCATCTCCGAGAGCTACAGCAACACTATGACGCAATCGGTGATTCCGGGCCGTGCCTACGGCGGGCCGACCGAGGCGAACGGCCTCTATCAAGTGGTGGAAAAAGGCGAACCGGAAATGCTGCGCGTCGGCCGGGAAAGCTACTTGATGATGGGCGCGCGCGGTGGTCAGGTCACGCCGTTGCGCAGTGGCGATGTGGGCGGTGGTGGTGGCGGTTCGCCCGTCATCCACCTGAACACGCAGATCGTGCTGTCGGACAGCGGCGCGCAAAGCTCCACCAGCGGCGACCAGAATGCCGCCCCGCGCCAACTGGCGGAGATGGTCAATCAGCAAGTCACGCAGCAGCTGCAGCGGGAAAGCCGCCAAGGCGGTCTGCTCTGGAAAATGCGAGTGGGCGCATGACGACCGAACCAATTGAAACCTTCACCTGGTCGCCACGACTCGGGCCGAGCGGGCAAATCAAGCTGCGCGTGAAATCGGCCCGCTTCGGTGATGGCTACCAACAGGACGTTGGCGACGGCCTGAACAACATCGAGCAGTCCTGGCCGCTGGCGTTTACCGGTGATGAATCCTATGTCCGGCCGATCAAGGCGTTTCTCGAACGGCATCAAGGCTACAAGGCATTCAACTGGACCCCGCCGCTCGGCACGCCCGGCCGTTACAAGGTCGTCGAATTCAACCTCACCCCAGGCAGTGGCGGGCTGTACACCGTCACCGCCACCTTGACCCAGAGCTTTGCACCATGACCATCACTGCCGACATGCAACAGCTGCAGCCGGGCGCCGAAGTGTTCCTGTACCGATTGGATGCCACCGCCATCGGTGGCGATCTGTTGCGCTTCCACGGCCACCTGCAGGCCGGGCCGATCTGGTGGCAAGGCCAGCAGTACGACCCGTGGCCGATCGAGGCGGAAGGGTTCGCCCGCACCAGCGAAGGCAAGCAACCCGCACCGACGCTGTCGGTCGGCAACGTCTCCGGCACGATTTCGGCGATGGTCATCTATCTGGATGACCTGGTCGGCGCCAGGCTCATCCGGCATCGCACGCTGACCAAGTTTCTGGATGCGGCCAACTTCCCCGACGGCAACCCGACTGCCAACCCGAACGAAGAATTCCCGCCTGAGCTGTGGTTCATTGACCAGAAAACCGCCGAGACCTCGGCAGTGGTTACCTTCGAGCTGGCCAGCGCGGTGGATTTCAACGGCCAGCAGATTCCGGCTCGCCCCATCATTGCCAACGTGTGCTGGTGGCTGAGTCGCGGCGGTTATCGCGGCCCGTACTGCG